ACTTAAAAAACTGCGAAACAGCAGAAGTGAGGTTGCATGAATATCTACGAAAGAATTGATGGCAGCAAATACCGAAATATTTGGGTAGCTGGCGATCTGCACGGATGCTACACGAACCTGATGAAAAAACTGGAGACGATAGGATTCGACACCAAAAAAGACCTGCTTATCTCGGTTGGCGATTTGGTTGATCGTGGTGCAGAGAACGTTGAATGCCTGGAATTAATCACATTCCCCTGGTTCAGAGCTGTACGTGGAAACCATGAGCAAATGATGATTGATGGCTTATCAGAGCGTGGAAACGTCAATCACTGGCTGTTTAATGGCGGTGGCTGGTTCTTTAATCTCGATTACGACAAAGAAATTCTGGCTAAAGCTCTTGCCCATAAAGCAGATGAACTTCCGTTAATCATTGAACTGGTGAGCAAAGGTAAAAAATATGTCATCTGCCACGCCGATTATCCTTGTGACGAATACGAGTTTGGAAAGCCAGTTGATCATCAGCAGGTAATTTGGAACCGCGAACGAATCAGCAACTCACAAGACGGGATCGTAAAAGAAATCAAAGGAGCGGACACATTCATCTTTGGTCATACGCCAGCAGTGAAACCACTCAAGTTTGCCAACCAGATGTATATAGATACCGGCGCAGCGTTCTGCGGAAACCTCACATTGATTCAGGTACAGGGAGAAGGCGCGTGGGCATAAGAGAACTAAACCTCACCAAAGAACAGCACGAGTGGCTGAATGGCTGGCTTGAACTGTGGGGCGCATGGGTTTATTCAGGTCGTCTGGAAAAGCGCATGAGCAGCGTAATAGCTAAGTTCATGGAGAGCGTAGAGCCGGGAAGAGTTATGACAAGGCCAATGTGTAATGATGATGATGGAATGTTGATTTCTCAGGTCGTCGATTCCGTCATGTACATTGACAAGAAAGCCTTCGGCATCCTCCTCAGCTACTACGCTCATGGTTCTTCCAGGCACGCCATTGCATCTTACTATCATCGCGTCGCAAGACCTCGCAAGATGTTATGCCGGGGCGGCGGGCGCATTCAAAAACCATCGCTCGCAACCTGTCGACGGGAAGTTGACGAAATCCTTAATGCCTCGTTGTTTATGATTTACCCGGTTCTGGATAGTGCGTTTAAAAACCGGAAACGTGTAGAGAAAATTAAACATGTAGCATAGAACGTGTTGACATCATTGAGCAAATGAGCAACACTATTGGCATAAGCTGCCGTTAGTGACTCTTAAGTTGCAACGGTGGCTTTTTTTATTTGGGTCAGTCGTATAAAGGTCATTACGGAAGGCTGTTAACCTTCTTATCGTGGTTCGAGTCCACGCTGTCCCGCCAAACATGCTGGTTTAGCTCCAATGGTAGAGCAACTGACTTGTAATCAGTAGGTCACCAGTTCGATTCCGGTAGTCGGCACCATATGCGGGCATCGCATAATGGCTATTACCTCAGCCTTCCAAGCTGATGATGCGGGTTCGATTCCCGCTGCCCGCTCCAGTTAGAGTCTTTCAGTCTGCGATGATGGGAAATCCCGGAGTGACTGAAAGACGTTTAAGTTATGAATGATCGCTTTTTTTTGCAAAATTGCTGTGCAGAAATACTAACCTTCGGGCAGGCGATCATTCATAAGCACTCTGCTTTTATTCCGATTAACTGTGGGTGGTTTGTTGGATAGAGTGCTTTCCTTACTGTATATATTGTTTCGCCCGCTTTTGCGGGCTTTTCTTTTCAAATCCCTTTCATTTCTCAGTGTAAAACTACGCCATCCGTTATTTGCGGAGGTGAGGCTATGAAATCCATGGACAAAATTTCAACGGGCATTGCCTACGGCACCTCCGCAGGCAGTGCTGGCTACTGGTTTTTACAGTGGCTTGATCAGGTCAGTCCGTCACAGTGGGCTGCGATTGGTGTACTGGGGAGTCTGGTTCTGGGCTTCCTGACTTATCTGACAAATCTGTACTTCAAAATCAGAGAAGACAAGCGTAAGGCTGCACGGGGAGAGTAATTCAATGACTCAAAACTATGAACTGATTGTGAAAGGGATCCGCAATTTTGAGAATAAAGTTACGGTAACTTTAGCGTTACGGGACAAAAAACGCTTTGACGGTGAAATTTTTGACCTGGACATCTCGCTGGACCGTGTTGAAGGTGCCGCGCTGGAGTTTTATGAGGCAGCAGCCAGAAGGAGCATCAGACAGGTCTTCCTGGATGTTGCTGCCGGGTTATGTGAAGGGGATGAGCTGTCGCCGGAAAAGCGCCCCATAATTTTAGAGGCGCAGAATGTGTGGATAACCTACAAAGGAAAGCTACCGGGAAGAATTACTGGTTCTCTGAAGACTCCGCCGAAATGGTAATTTCACCAGCATATTTTTCTTCCAGTAATACCGCCAGCCACTTGAAAGAATTTTGTTGTTGCTGGGACCATTTGGGGTTGAGTGATTCAAGCTGGAGCGATGCCAGTGTTGGTTGCATTTGTTCCTTGGGAATTGAGAATGCCAGATATGAAAATGCGACAGTAAGGGCATTTACATCATCCCGAAGCCTGGAAATGCAGTCGAGCAACTCCTGTAGAGAAATGGTGCTATTGTCCATAAACAATCCTCTCTATTGTATTTAACTATTCCTTGCCTGATTCAACAGGCCGGGACAGATAAACATATCCAGGGTTCAGAAACCGATAAATCCTGATAAATATCCATGAGCGCAAAAATCAAATACGGCCTGTCAGCTGCTGTTCTGGCGCTGATTGCTGCAGGCGCGTCTGCTCCTCAAATACTTGACCAGTTTCTGGATGAAAAAGAGGGTAACCACACTACGGCATACCGCGATGGTTCCGGTATATGGACCATCTGTCGTGGTGCCACAATGGTGGATGGTAAGCCCGTCATACCGGGAATGAAGCTGTCGAAGGAAAAATGCGACCAGGTTAACGCTATTGAACGTGATAAGGCGCTGGCATGGGTGGAGCGCAATATTAAAGTACCACTGACCGAACCACAGAAAGCGGGTATAGCGTCATTCTGTCCCTATAACATTGGCCCCGGTAAGTGTTTCCCGTCGACGTTTTATAAGCGGCTGAATGCCGGTGATCGTAAGGGTGCATGCGAGGCGATTCGCTGGTGGATAAAAGATGGTGGGCGCGATTGCCGCATACGTTCAAATAACTGCTATGGACAGGTTATTCGTCGTGACCAGGAAAGCGCATTAGCCTGTTGGGGGATAGATCAGTGAGCAGAGTCGCAGCGATTATTTATACTCTGGTTATCTGCACCATCGTCTGCCTGTCGTGGGCGGTCAATCATTACCGTGATAACGCCATCGCCTACAAAGAGCAGCGCGATAAAGCCACATCCATCATCGCTGATATGCAGAAGCGGCAACGTGATGTAGCAGAACTTGACGCCAGATACACAAAGGAGCTTGCTGATGCTAATGCGACTATCGAAAGTCTCCGTGCTGATGTTTCTGCTGGGCGTAAGCGCCTGCAAGTCTCCGCCACCTGTGCAAAGTCAACGACCGGAGCCAGCAGCATGGGCGATGGAGAAAGCCCAGGACTTACAGCAGATGCTGAACTCAATTATTACCGTCTCCGAGGTGGAATCGACAAGATAACCGCGCAGGTTAACTACCTGCAGGAATACATCAGGACGCAGTGCTTAAAATAATTTTAATTTCACTGAAATTTAACAAGTGACTTTCAGGAAAATGCCTCGCAGATGCGGGGCATTTTTGTACCGGTATTTCACCGCGCACCGCAGCGCACAATAAACACCGAACCTGACCCTTTGGAATGGGCCTTTGAGGATACCAGTTAGTGCTGGCGAGCCTCGGTGGGCTGGTTTCCTGTGCGGCAAAGGTTCATTTCAAAGAAGCAGGCAACGCCATGAATGAATTAATTGCGAATCATGACTTCGACTTTCGCCAGTTAGTTACCGCAGCAGAAGGTCAACCGGTAACTGACACCTTCCAGATTGCCAGGGCATTTGGTAAACGCCATCAGCATGTGATTAGGGCTATTAAATGTTTGAGATGTTCTGAGGAATTCTCGACAACCCATTTTTGGGCCGTCGAGAAAATCAATGACTTAGGGATTTTTGACAAGAAACAGATTTACTACCGCATGGACTTTAGTGGCTTCGTTATGCTGGTTATGGGATTTAACGGGGCAAAAGCCGATGCTGTTAAAGAAGCCTATATCAATGCGTTTAACTGGATGTCAGCAGAACTCCGTAAGTACAGCGAAAGTTATGAAGCAGAACGTAACGCCGTAATGCTGGAGTACATGAAAGAGAAGGATGTCGCCAGCATGTCAGGCCGTTTGCTCAATCGCTGGGGGAGAACGAAAAAACCTCAATTGCTTGCAAAGCTGGAACGTCTGGAGAGACAGGGACAGTTTTTATTACCGGGATTCGATAAAGGTATTCAAGCCTGACACATTATGCGCTGTATCGTCGCCGTATTCCCGCATTAACCATGACCGTAGCCCGACGGGGAATTCCTTCTGCGTGAGTGTGCGGGAATAATCAAAAACGATGCACACCGGGTTTTACTGTGCTGACAGACGCAGGGTTACCCTCATAGTCGCTTTTCCGGTGCGATGGTGGAAGAAACCGGGATGTTCATCCATCATCACTTTGGATTGATGTATATGCTCTCTTTTCTGACGTTAGTCTCCGACGGCAGGCTTCAATGACCCAGGCTGAGAAATTCCCGGACCCTTTTTGCTCAAGAGCGATGTTAATTTGTTCAATCATTTGGTTAGGAAAGCGGATGTTGCGGGTTGTTGTTCTGCGGGTTCTGTTCTTCGTTGACATGAGGTTGCCCCGTATTCAGTGTCGCTGATTTGTATTGTCTGAAGTTGTTTTTACGTTAAGTTGATGCAGATCAATTAATACGATACCTGCGTCATAATTGATTATTTGACGTGGTTTGATGGCCTCCACGCACGTTGTGATATGTAGATGATAATCATTATCACTTTACGGGTCCTTTCCGGTGATCCGACAGGTTACGGGGCGGCGACCTCGCGGGTTTTCGCTATTTATGAAAATTTTCCGGTTTAAGGCATTTCCGTTCTTCTTCGTCGTAACTTAATGTTTTTATTTAAAATACCCCCTGAAAAGAAAGGAAACGACAGGTGCTGAAAACGAGCTTTTGGGCCTCTGTCGTTTCCTTTCTCTGTTTTTGGCCGTGGAATGAACAATGGAAGTCAACAAAAAGCAGCTGGCTGACATTTTCGGTGCGAGTATCCGTACCATTCAGAACTGGCAGGAACAGGGAATGCCCGTTCTGCGAGGCGGTGGCAAGGGTAATGAGGTGCTTTATGACTCTGCCGCCGTTATAAGATGGTATGCCGAAAGGGATGCTGAAATTGAGAACGAAAAGCTGCGCCGGGAAGTTGAAGAACTGCGGCAGGCCAGCGAGACAGATCTCCAGCCAGGGACTATTGAGTACGAACGCCATCGACTTACGCGTGCGCAGGCCGACGCACA